ATCTTTGCAGGGCTAGTTGGTATATTACCAGCTGTAAATACTACATTACCACCACCTGTAGTAGTGTAGCTTGTTATATTGTAATGTGTGCTTGTTGTTTTTGTAACACCATCTACTTCTACTTTTACATCTGATTCTTGTATAGAAGGGAAAGAAAACGCTTTGGTCGCATTTCCATCCCCAGTGTATTCTACGAATGTTGTTGCCATTTATTTAGGTATGTTGAGGATGTTTGCTGTGTTCCTTCTCTTCTGCCTTTGTGCAATGTCCTTTTTCTTTTGCTCTTTAATTAACTCTTGAGCTTCTGGTAAGTTACGAACTTTTGCCCATGCAATTCTACGAGCTCTTCTAAACAATCTATCTATAATAATATTATGATAGTAGTCTCTAGCATTATACTGTGCACGCTTGCCTGCACGTATATCAGCATACATCTGTTCAATAGATGCTAATATCCTTTTGTCTTTTGCTAGCTTATCTAGTTCTAGTTCTAAGTTTTGATCTCCGATAGCTTTTTGAAACGCAGACCTAAGATAAGGTGAGTCAGTAAGATTAGTGCTATCTGGTGCATAGTATGTAGACAGTCTTAGATCATATCCACTGTCAAACAACATGTTTCTACCGGGACTTTGGTCTAAGTTCAAAGATACAGGGCTTACTGCATTGTACATTCTAGTTAAGAAGTCCCATGATTTAAGTGGCTTACCGTTAAGTAAATCATACTTTATAGGTAGCTCTTGTACAGGAGTTAATGCTGTTAGCTTTTCTGTTAATAAGTTACGGTTACGTATAGACTGGTCGATACCAGATCCTAACTCACGCATATAAGGTGTAAATAGTTGGCCAAGCTCATTACGTAAACCTGATAAAGGCACAACGTTGTTACCTAAGCCTGCTATGATTCTATTGAACTGACCGGGTCGACCACCAAATAAATCTACAAATGACTGTATACCAGCTAGGTAAGATTTACTTGTAATAGCTTGAGCTATAACTAATGATATTTTCTGTAGTTCTCCTTCTGTCCACTCTTCACCCATAAGTTCACTTGCGTCACCTACGTCAGCGATTGTAGACATAATAAGGTTGAATGGTTCAAAGTTATCATAACCAACACGTACAGCACCTAGCTTTATAGTTCTTGGCTCCCACTTACCATCTAACCACATCTGTCTTTTCTGTCTGTCAACTGGGCCGTTACCGTTAAGATCGCCACGCATCCATGCCATAGCTGCCATAAATGTAACAGCAGAACCTATTGCAAATCGGCCTGTTTGTAATGACTGTGCGTTAGCCAGCTCTTCAGCTGTGGTAATACCATACTGACGTACACTACCTAGATCTTTAGGATTAGCAAAAGCAATATCATTAAACTCTTTGACTAAGAAGTTAAAACCGGGTGTATACTTACCTGTAAGTGCAAGACCGTTAACACCAGTTCTAGCAAACAAAAAGAATGGTTTGGCTAATGGTGTAGCAGTAAACACATCATTTAAACCTTTTGCAAAGCCTGTAAGTTCCTGTGTAAGTGTAACTTCTTTACGTGCAAATGATAAAGCTTCATCTGTAATGTTACCAGCAGAATCATATAGCTGTGAGTAAAAATCATCTTCGTAAGCTTTCATTAGTTTACGAGTTATCTTTGGTGTAGATATACCATTGTTCTGTAGTTCCAAGACTCTACGCATAGCCTTCTCACGCATCTTTGCACGTCCAAGTATAAAACCAAACGCATCGTCAGTTGCAGCCATAATCTTAGTAGAGTATGTTAGCAAGTTACTGTTATTCATTTGACGTGCCATATTAGCTACACGAAACGCTGCTGTTTCTCCGGGTGTAGCTCTACCACTGTCTTCTGCCCAACGACGTAAAATCTCCCAGTTTTCGTCACCTCTGGTAAAGTCTACATAACGAGTCTTAATACTTGATATATCACCCTTCCAGTATGAGTTTAGCTTAGTTCTAAATAATTCAAACGACTCAGGTACAGCTTCTACCATAGCGTTTATAGACGCAAGACTAGACCTAAGTGTAGCTGTGTCACCGTTAAATGGGTAACGTATAGCAGCACCTAATGCTGTAGATAGAGGTCTTAAAAATGTTGCAGCAGATGTACCCATGATTGCTCGGATTGGTGTTTTTGGGCCAGATAGTATACTATGACTCATTACACCTTCTAGCTCACGTATCATAGCACCTGTACGATCTACTCCACCTTCTGTTAACTTACCACCTTTTATAATAGTACGAGCCCACTTGTCAAAGTCATCAAGTGAGTTAACATCTTTCATCATAGAGAAAGCCTCGAACACAGCCTGTAGTAACTCATCGTCACCATCTTTTGAAATCTTCAATACAGAAAGCACAGCCTCTCTTGTGTCAGCCATCTCCTTTGTCATCGCATCATCTATAGCTCTTTTACGTGCCTTACCAGCACCTAATGCTCTAAATGAGTCTGACTTTACAAATCTAGCTTTTTTAGTTTCGTACAAAGCTGTAAGCATTGTGTCAACTATCTGTTTAGCTGGGCCATCTATATCATTAAGATTGACTAGATCCATTATCTCTCTACCAGCTATACCTGTATCTCGTAACTGTCTTAACAATGTACCAGACACTAGGTCAGCAATAACTACGTTCTTTGATGTCCATACTTCGACACCATCAATAACATCGTTAGTTTCATATAGCTCTTTGAGATACTCTGCCGGTGACATATCAACAGCATTTCTACCTTGTGTTATACGCTGGTGTCCTTCTACAGCTTCTCTAAATGTAGCTGCTAGAGCTCGCCTGTCGCCTTTTGCAGCTGCCAAGTCTTTTGCAAACTTTTCACTGCTAACAAGTCCTTTGTATATACGTTCAACAGTCGCATCATCTGTACCACCTTTGAGTGCTATACGCTCACGTTCTACTGGTGTAGTTACAGAGCCTGTAGATCCTTCTTCAGAACCCCACTCTTTACGTGTACGTGATAACTGTTGACGAGCTACTTCTGGTTCAACCTCTGATGTGTGTGCCCCTTGGTGTGGCTCTGCTACAGGAGCGTTTTTATCTGCTCTAAACTGTACTTCGCCTTCTCGTAGCTGTGCTATACCAGCTTCAACTGTTTGATCTTTTACACTTTTATTTCTTGCAGCTATCTGGTCAAGCACTGGCTTACTGCCTTTCTTAAGACCATAAGCTAGTCCATCAAAAAATAAACCTATGCCCATACCTTCTACGATGTTTTTTATCTTCATCATAACAGGATGGTCTGTGTCTTTGGTAGCTAGTGGTGTGTCAAACCAGCCATATCTTTCACGCAATGCACCCATAGCGTTCATCTCGTCTGACTCTTTAGATACAAGGTCAGACACAGCACCTATAGCTGCACCTCTTGCAAGGCTACTGCTAGCTACACCGGCTAGGCCAGCTGGTATTGTAACTAGACCTGTAGCTGCCGCTGCCTTAGCTGCCGCAACTGTACCAAGTGCAAGTGTACCAAAGTGTACTAATCCACGTAGCTGTTTACCCCACCATGTTTTGGTTTCGATAGGGTTATCGTAAGAATTAAAAGGAGTCCACTCTGGTTTGTAGAATCCTTTTTCTTCTTTCTCTCTTTGCATTTCACCTGATAACGCATCTACTGTACGCTCAGGAAATGTTGCAATCGAAGACGCAGTATCCTGTATACCACCAGATAGAATAGACTGCCCTTCTTTTATAAAAGCTTTAGCACCCCATGAATCGGCGTTACGAGGGTCAACTTGTTCATCAACCCTCTGCTTTTGCTCCGCTGTTTTTTCTGCTTCTACAGCTTGTTCTGCTTGCTCTTTCTTTTCATACTCATCTATAAACTCACCATATTTTTCTACGGCAGCCTTAGAAGCTTCGATATCTAAAGAGTAAGCATCACCATAGTTTGATTCTTCTATCATCTGTTTCTAGTTCCTCGACTGGTTAAATTAGGATCTCTTTCTTCTGGTTCTGGATCAGGTATACGTTCTTTTTCTACAATCTCATCTATCTCTTGTCTCTTAGGTACACCAGTAACAATTCTGTAACCAGCTTTTGCTAGATTATCAGTGCCATACTTTTCAAGATCTGTTATAAATACCTTTGCAACTTGACTTTGTAGTTTGTCAAAGTTAGTCATTTCATAACCTTCTAATAAAGGAAATACTTTTTTGATAGCTTGCATCTCCTGATATGTAAATCCTGTAGCTTCTACCCAAGCTGCATCACTATTTACAACAGTAAGTCCAGCCATAGCTTTCTTACGTCTAGTAATATTATTCTGCACTTTTAACATACGCATGGCTGTCTGTAGATTTTCTGATATCTTTTCATCATCTTTAACACCTAGCTGTTGTAGTAAGTCCAACGCTTCAAAACCACCAAAACCATAGTAGCCTATATTAGTAGCATCAAAATTATAAACAGCATTTTCTAGTTCTGCCTTAGTCATCTCTTGTAAAGACTTAACCTTTGGTAATCTAGTTAATTGTCTAGGTGTCTTACCTTTAGACTGAGCTACTAACTTAGGTGACTCTATACTATCAAATGTATTGTTAGGGCCTGCTCTCATAGACTTAGCTGCGTCAGTAAATGTTGGTAGCGATCCTGCACTAATTTGTAAGAACTTACCTTCAGTAGGTTTGTTGAGTAAAGATATTCTATCATCATCTGTATAGAACTCCATGGTTTCATCCCACTCAGCAATCTTAGCAGTCTCATCAGTTGTTAAAAGATTAACAGCTCTAGCTCTATATAAAAACTTTTCTAAGCTAGTCATAGGTACTTTCTTATTATTGACGATTTTGAACATAGGTACATCATCATAAAAACTTATAACATCTTTATTTATTGTACCACCACTATCTCTCCAACCCTTAGATCTTTCAAAGTTGTTTTTCTCTGCTAGGTTTGTAACTTCTGGTGCATCTTTTAGACCTTCATCATTTATATATGACTGCACAAACTCTTGCTTGGCTTTTACTAAAGGTATACTTACAGAACCACCTATACTCAAAGGTGCATCATAGACATTGTTATCTAAGTTAGTTTTAGTTAGCTGATAAACCTTATTCATATGCTCTTGAATTGTTAGAGTTTCATCAGCTCCGGCTGGTAAAGCAGCTAAAGTCTGCTCTAACTCTGGTAATGACTTACGAAACTTAGAATTAAAGTCAGCTACCATACGATTGTATATCATATTATCTGAGCCAACTAATTTTTTATCTGCTCCTTTATCAGCATAAATATGTTGAAGAACAGCAGTTTCTATAAAGTCTTTGTGTACTGTATTTAGTTGATCTTGATATGTAGATTGTGAGTTAACCTCTGTATCGTTTACACCTGTATCAGCCTTAGCTAAAAGAGCATTTAGTTTGTCCGTAAGTTTAGGTTGACCCTCTATTGTTGTATCATATAAAAGAACACCATCACCGTCAACTTGGTTACGTGCATAGTTTATCCACTTAGATTGTAGCACTACTAAGTTAGCATCACTAAGAAACTCTTTCATTTTTACAGGATTATTTCTTAGTTCAGCCATTGGCTTATCTATGTTTTCTAGATCCCACTGATATTTTAGATTTGTTTTACGCTTTTCCAAGTCGTCTGCGGCTTGAGTTTGTACATCTTGTAATGCGCCTATAACACGTCTTTCAAATCTTTCTTTGATTTGTTTAGATATAATATTATCAGGTACGTTTAGTAGACCGTTATACTCTTTATTGTTTATTACAATCTTACCTTCATCTAAAAGCTTATTTAGATTATCGGGACTAATTAGAGTACCTTCACCACCACCAAACGCATCTTTATTAATATCAGAAACAATCTGATCTTCTAAGTACTGCATAGCTAGTGGATAAGAACCCGGAGTATTTCCAAACTTTATTGCTCTAATTCTATCAAGTAAACCACCTGTGCTAAATATAGCATCAGAGTCATTGTTAACAACAGCTTCTCGTATGTCAGAGTTTAGTTCAGCGTTTCTAGCGTTTTCTAGTTTTATATTTTGATTGTAAGCCCACTTGTCTCGAAGACCAGCTCTGGCTTCCATTAGCTTTGGTGTAATCTTTCTTATGTATTTTTTAAAAATACGATCGTTTGTAATATCAATACCATTTTCCAAAGCTTCATAAAGAGCTGCACCTAGTACAGTTTTTACACCAGCATCTATTTCAGTAAAAGCTTCACCTGTAGTAGTAATACCATCTAGACCTTTACCAGCCATAGTATTAGTTAATACAGGTTTAAACTGATCTCCTATAGAAGATGCAACAGTTTTTACATTAGCATCATCTAGATCTGTATATAGTAAGTTGTATGTAGCCTCATCAATAGCCTCTTTATCTTTACCAGTTGCTTGATTAGATTGTGTCTCTAACTCAACGATAGCATCTTTTCTTGTTGTTGCTTCTTCTTTCTGTTGAGCGTTAAATTGATCGGAAACTTCACTTCTAATTTCACCAGCTTGACCAAGCATAAAGTCAAAGCCTTCGTTTTCTTTATCTTTGGCATCAGATACTTTTTTAAACTGAGCTGCTGCTGAGAAAACTCCAGCAACTTGCTTCATAGTATTGAGAAAGCTACCTTGATCTTTTACTCTTTCATACTCCTTAACACTGTTAAAAAATGCCACAGTGTTAGGCATATCAATACTTTCTTGATTTTTGATTATAGCATCTGTAAGATCAGCTTCTTCAGATCCATAGTTGGATTTAGAGGAGCTCGTAAACGCATCACGAGCCACTCCAAGCTGTCTATTAAACTCCGACATTTACTACCTCCATGTCAACATCTATTTTACTGTAGTCAACAGTTAGATAGTTTTGATCTATACCTACAGCCATAGGATTCTTCTTAACTACATCTTGAGCCATAGCTCCACGGAATCGTACATTACCGCCTTTATAATTAAATTCGTATATATTGTAGCCCTGTGGTGATATACCAACTTGTTCTACATTTTCTTTTACTCTTATATCAGAGGGAGCCAAGAACTTGATACTAGATGCAATACTTAGGCCACTCTGAGCAAGCGATAAAGCACCTCCAAGTCTGTTTGTTGGTGGCAGCATTACTGGTGGTGGCGGCTGTGCGGGTAATCCTAGCTTCTCTCTAGCTCTAGCTTGGAAACTTCTAAAACTACGCATAGCTTGAGTCTGTTTCTGTGCAGCTTGTCTGCCAGCTACAGTCGTTACTACACCTTCAATGCCTGCTTTTGTTTGTAAATATTTAGTTAGTGCAGATCTTCCAAATGATTTGGCTCTACCACCTTCGTTTGCTTTTCTACTACGTAAATATGCAGCATAAGCTTTTTGTTGAGCTAACCTACCAGCACCTGTCTGGTATAGTATATTCTGTCTAATGTCACTTTGGTCACGACTCAAGCCTATAACTGATCTATCTAAGTTACGTGCAAACTGTGTTTCTCTATTCCAAAATGATAATGCTCTTTGTCTGTGAAGAGCGTCTTGTTTTTGAGCTTCGGCTCTGGCTTGTGCCCTAGCTCCAGCGTTAGCGTCTACGCACACGGCAAAATTCAATAAATGTTACATTGTTTGGCCCATGTTTTAACTTACGTAAAAACTTGAAACCTAGAAACTTTAGCAGTCTAAGATGTGCTTTGTTTCTACTGTCAACTATATTCCAGAGGAGTGGCTCAGTACGGCTATCGACATACCGCTTGGCCTCTCTTGCAAATGTAATTGGATATCGGTGTATATCTGGAGTGCAAAGCATCCATATGTCACCTTCTTGTCCTACTCCGGCCATGCCAGCAGTCTTGCCGTCAGGCACTGTGAAATACACGTAGGAGGGATTCTGAGACATCAGAAAGGGTAAGGCGGTAGGATCTATCCCATGGCCTTCTTTGACCTCTCTGCGGTCATCTGGACGGAGATTAGAGGCCACTTCCTGAGCAGCCTCCAATGTGATTGGGTGTATATAATTAGACACGTTGATAAAATTTGGGTGAATAGTCACCTTCCCAAGACAAAGCGTGTAGCGTAGCTGGGGCAGGGTGTGAAGATTTGAGCTTTAGATCTACGTTTGTGTTACGTTCGTAGACTGGGATAGTTTTGATAAACTCTTCGAGATATGGTGCATCAGATGCGTCGTACTCGTCCAGTTCTGTTGATTCGTATACTTCTGTGTAGTCAGGTTTACCGACTCGTTCAAGTGTTGTTTCATAAAGTCCAATCTTTCCAAAGTGTATTTTAACTCTATGTAGAATTAGAGATGAGTTGACATCGGCAGATACCTTTTCTCCTTGACCTTTTGTAGGATAGAAGGTAGGAAATGTAACCTCGTAATCATAGATGTAACCTATTGTAAGTGTCACACCTGACCAGTTACCCGGTAAAGTAAAACTTGTACCTGATACTGTAGGTTTTGCATACCGTCCAACTCGTGTTGATGATGTGTTTGTATCAATTACTACTAAATCATAGTTAGGCGTGGTAACTGTATTTAGCCAACTAACACCAGTAAAGGTAGTTATATTCGTAGTTGAGTTAAAGCTGCCGCCGCTAACAGTAGTATGATTATCCACATGTAATAAGAAGTCGACATTATCTTGTACTATGCTAGGGTCTGAATCAGCCTGCACTAATTTTATACTCTGTAGATAATAGTCACTATCTAGAAAGAAGTATTCGTCATTAATAATAAAATGATATATCAAAGGATTGTTAAGCTTCCATCTAAACCATGCAGCCTGTTGTCGTTTATTGGCTATCTGTAAATATTTATAACCAAAGACTATATCTGAGTTTGTTTTACCCATCAATACTATAGAGTTTTCTCTAGAGTTAGTAATGAGGTCTATATCTTTTGGTAGTAGAGTAGGTACAATCTTACTTACTTCTACAACGTTTGGTTCTCCTTCTCTTTGTACGTTTGCCATCTCATTAAAACGGCTGAACTTACCTGAGTTATCTACATAGGCAACTGTCGTGCCTAGAGATATAGGAGGTATGGTTTCATTATAATTAAATGTAGATACACTACGCAGTTTAGCTGTATCTGGATTGAGAACTGTGTCATCAGATGCTAACAAGAACTGTTGGTTTGTACTAAATACAAGTAAACCTGTGTTGATTTCGATACCATCAAACAGTTCTGACGGAAACATAGATGCGGCAGATATATCAATCGGGTCACTTGCTGATACTGTAAGAGCTGACTCTACAAAGAAATCAGGTGTACCAAGGGTTCCCGGTCGTGAGGTTATGACATTCTCACCCGACAGCAAAGCTAGTCTGTTACGGAAAAACAATACTTTGTTAATACGCTGACCTACAAAGCTAGGTAGTGGGTTAGTTAAGTCATCTCCAACTCGCCTATCTTGATATGTAAACTGTTTAACAGTAAATGTAGTTGCAGCCGTACGTTGAATAACAAGTGGCATATTAGTTAATGTTTTAGCTATGCCGGGTTTGGCACACTCAGACCAAGATCCAGTACCGTCTTGATTGTTTTCTCCATCAAAACGTACATAGTAGTCGTCTTCATCTGCCATTCGAGAGTTAGAAATCTTAACTATGTAACCATGTTTACACTGGTTTGGCAAGTTTGTTACATCATTAACAGAACTCTGCATAACACGCATAAGATCTTCTTCTACAACCTCGACGTTAAATGCGTTAGCACTAGATAAATACAGTCCAGAGCCTATAATCTTAGCACTGATACCTGATATAGCATCTATTTCTGCTTTTAGACTACCTAAAATAGCATCAGCAGTGACAGCAGTCTGTGCATCAAACGGTGTAGGAGCTGGTCTAATAAGTCCTAGATTAGCTTGTACGGTTGTTCTTTCGTGATCTACAACTTCGATCGTGTATGTAGCGGCAGCATCTGGTGTACCATTACCGTTAGTATCTGCTCCGCCAGCAGCAGCCGTAAGTGTAGCTGTAACTGTATCGTTTGTAACATAGCCTTCACCACCATGTAGTAGTATAGCTTCTCTGTTATAGCTACATCTGTAGTTTTGTCCGCCAGCACCGTTTGCGTTAGCACTGTAATTAGGACTTACACCTTGTTGCCCAAGAACATTGAGTCTAAATATTAAGTTTGTTTTACTACCAGAATCTATACTAAATACTTGTGTACCTATACCGGGACAATGTCCTGTGCCATCTGTTTCATCAAGATTATCGCTCTGTATTTCAATACGTGTAGCACGATCAAGAGTTTGTGTGGTATTATTGTTTGATATGTTTAGTCCATACTGCCTACCGTTTTCTGTACGTAGTAACTCTATGAAAGCGAAGTGAGCATCTGGTGTAGCATCTGTTGTACCTGTAGTTCCTACTAGAGTATTAGAATTAGTAGTATCCCTATTTGTAACAAATGTAGTATCATTTATTGTAAGTGTCTGTAGGTTTTCTGGTGTGCTTGTAGCTAGATAGTTTTGTATAGCTGTCTGTCCACCTGTGCCGTAGGCTGTAGTCATCAGCTGACCGTCATTACAACGCCAGACTCTAACTTGTCCATCAGCTGCTATCTGTCCAATATAAGATCCTTCTGTTTCATCACGGAAGTAGTGAAACCACGAACCTCCACTCTGCACACTGGATAGAGCATCGGTTCCTATTCTTTTAGCACCCGGCCTTTTGAAAAGACCTTTGGTTACATCTGGTATAGCGTTGATAGAATCTGAAACCTGACCGGGAAATTTCAAGTTATCAGGCTGCTCTGATATACCCAATGAGTATTGTGGAATGGTTTGTGTTACGCCTGCCATTATCTCCTTAGATTTCTAAATGGTTGATATGTTTGGTATGATGTACCTTCTGGGAATTGCATCATGCTGTAGTCAGCTTGGTTGCACTCATACTCTTGTAGTGCAGCTCTTGCCTGCTGCTCCTGTACTCCTAGTAATCTTACCAACCCTGCGTTAGCAACAAGTTGTGTAGCTGCGATTCTAGATGCTCTATATACGATGTATCTTCTAAATACAATAGGTAAATCTTCAAATAAATATAATCTGACAACATCAAGATCTACGTCACCATCAAACTCATCTGTGTGTGTAGACTTGTCATACAAGAATCCATTACGACGTACGAGGTTACTAGGTCTACGAGCTTGGTTGTCATGTAAGTCCATAGAAAGTATGTCAGCACCTATTGCAATCTTCTTATTTGTATCAGGTGTAAACTTTACATGATACTCTGTGTTGAAATGCCAGCCTTCTGACTGTGTATCAACGTTTGCATCACGTAGTAAATTAAATATAAATGACACCTCTGGGTTTTCAAAGTTAAGAGTTGTAAGAGGTGCTTGTCCGATAGCTCCCAGTATAGAGTTCACTGCGGATAGTTCGGTATCGGTGTCAATAGTTGTGGTAGCCA